TGCGCCATAGAACGCCGTGGACTGACCGGGCAGCCCTTGTGGCCCTTGTGGGCCGCGCCAGCCGTCGCCCGTGGGATCGCACGGCACGTCAGGCGGCTGCGGGTTGCCGATGAACGACGGGCCGCCGGGTATGTTCACGCCGTCAGGCATTGCGCGCCTCCTGTGGGATCACCCGATCATCGTGACGATGGGGCCGCCGGCCCGAATGGCGACGCTGGCCCAGTGTTCTAACGCAACTATTGTCACTAGCGCCTGCTCGGCTACGGACGACACTGAGGCCCAATGTTCCACACTCACCTGAGTGACCTGTGCGGTGGGGGTGGTGCGCAGCCAGTGCTCCAGCGCGGCCTGTGTGAGCCTGTTGTCGGTCATGCCACGGTCAGAGGACCGATGTTGACGGCATTGACGCCGGCTGCCGTCCAGGCCGCGCTGGTGGCTGGGTCAGTCAGGTCCAGGCGCCACGCCCACAGCCAGCCCGATGTGGTCAGCACCAGCGTGGGCGAGGCGACGGTCGTGCCGCCGCTCTTGATCTGCACCGCAGCGGTGCGCGTGCCCGCGTCGCTCTTCTGCATGTAGCCGCGCGTGACGACAGCGAACGTGGTGACCGGCGTCGAGGCGATGCTGCCGATGGAGTAGAAGTCGGCATCACCTGGCGTGCTGTCGAAGACATAATCAGTGCTGCTGTTCTGCTGCGGTTCGTCAACACAACTGGCATTTGTCGCGCCAGCCGTTCGCGCAAACTGCACCGTGCCCACATCGCTCGCTGGCATGCGAGTATAGCAACGGATGTCACCGAGCCACGTCCCGGTCGAGGCGCCGCTTTGCCAGAACAGGTCATCAACCTGTTGGCTGACGCTCGCGTTCACCCCGAATGTCAGCCGGTTGGCGTAGGCGTTTGCGGAGTTCTGCGTATCCAACGAACCAAGTGCGCGGTCGTTGCTGGTGTTGCCGTTCTTGCGAACGGCCCAGCTGCCCGTCGTGTTGTTGATGACGACCTCGAACTCGAAGGCATACCAAGTGTTGTTCGCGGTCACCGCGCCGGTATAGGTGTCCAGCGCCGTTCCTGCCGGGCCGCCCGAAGTCAGCAGGATCGCGCCGTCGCTGCGGAACACGACAGAGCATTGCGCTGTAGCGCCGTCTCCCAGGGAAAAGTATGTGGCAAGTGACGTTCCCGACAGGGCCGCGGTCTGATAAAACGCGCAGACGATATGGTGAACGGCGTCGTTTTGACCGCTGTTCTTGATGAGGTTCATACCGAGGGTGGCGCACTGCAGGGCACGACTACCAGCAAATCTGCCGGTTACCAGGCTGTAGTTGACGGCGCTGCCGGTCATGGTGTCCCAATAACCGTTGATGGCATCGGCTGGCGTCGCATACAGATCCCAACTGTCGCCGAAGGACCACGCCATTGCGCTAACTCCAGGTCACAGCGAGCGACAGCAGCGCATCGGTCGGCGAGCCGGTCGCTGCCGTAATCACCGCCGTGATGCGCTGCCCTGCCGTGAAGGTGTTGGCAGCCGTGGCTGTCGCGGTCGCCGGGGTCGCGCTGCTCACGGACACCGCACTCAACCCCGTGACGTTCGTGCCGTTGATCTGCACCGCGACGATGAACGAACCGTTGCCGGTGAAATAGGTCAGGCTGTTGACGGTGCCGGCGTATGGTGCGTCGTAGGCGAGCCAGACGGTGTCATTGGCAACGATGGCAGTGGTCACCCACTGGGCTTGCAGACGGGCGGTGTTGCGGGATGTGGCTGGGGTGCCAGGCACGCCCTGCGGTCCTGTGGCGCCTGTAGCACCAGGCGGCCCTGGAGGGCCTGGTGGCCCTGGTGGCCCCACCCACTCAGCCGGATCAGGGGGACCGGTATCCGTGCCTGGGTAGTCGGAATAATGGAGCTTGTATGCCATCGAGCGCCCCTAGAAGTACGCCGTCGCCACGGTCTCGCCACTGCTAGGCAGTGCGACATAGCGATAGATCGCCACCATGGCGTCGCGGGTGTCGTTCGGATCGGTGTCGCCACCGAACAGCGGCGCCAGCGCATCGGCTGCGAGAGTGGCATACGGGTCACTGAGAGCCTGCGGGATGTCCAGCGACGTCCATCGAGCGATGCCACGCATGACGAGGTCGTCATGGACCGACTGTACCGCCTCCTGCGCCTTGGTGTCGGACGACAGCACCATGACGCCCTTGCGCACGCGCGCCTCGAGCAGCGCCACCATCGCCGGATCAATGGCCTTGCCGAAGCTGCTGCCGGCCATCGCTGCGGTGAGCTTGGTGTACTCCTCCGTGAACGCGCGCGGAATGGCGGCAGCGGACCAATACACCAACCCCTGCGCATCGAGCGCGGCATGCACTGATGCCACCTTGTCGAGCATGAGCGCCTGATCGCTCGGTATCGGTGTTTCGTCCGAGGCGATGACGCCGAGTTCCACGAGAGCCATAGTGGCAATCGTAGCTACGGGCACCATCTCGGTGAGAACCGGGCTGTCGTTGAGCGGCACCACGCGCACGCCGAGACGACGCAGGGCTATTTGCGCAATGGTGCCGATCGACGTTGTCATGGCTACGCGACCACCACGCCGTTGCTGGGCGATGCCGCGGTCGAGCCGTTGGCATTGGTGGCGGTCACGATGCAGGAGGCTGTGCCGCCGACATCAGCCGGCTGCACGGCGTAGCTGGCTGCGTCGGTGCCCACGATGACGCCACTGATCTGCCACTGGTAGGCGTAGCTGGTCGGCTCGCCGGTCCACTCGCCCATCGTGCAGTTGAGCGTCGCGCCGCTCTGCGTCACGGCAGGCAACGCGGTGTTGACGGGTGGCCGATCCGCTGGCGGCACAACATCGGACCCTTCCGGGTCGGTCAGCTCGCCACTGGGATCGTTCGGGTCGAGGCCCATGTCGACGTAGCCGGCATCACGCAGCAGCGTGTTCTCGGCGATCGACGGATAGACACCGCGTGCGCCGGCCGATGCGGCGCTGTCAGGCGCCAGCACGACCTGGGCGCCCTGCAGGCCGGCGATCTGCTCGGCGGTTGGTGGCTCGATGTCGGCGGCCGTCGCAGCCGCGGTTATGGATGCCGACACGGTTGGTGGTTCACGCATGGGATTGTCTCCTTGGAGAAAAGAAGAGGCCCTCCGCTGAGAGCCTCTTGTCGTATCTACAAACGGCTATGCATCAGGTTCAGCAGCACTCCACACGGTCACTATCCCATTGTCCACCGGTTTCGTTGTGTCAACAGTAGGATCAGTGCCAAACCGCAGCTTCTGCACGCCCCGTATTTCCTCAACACCCACGCCATTAAAGAAGCCATAGTCTCGGGTGTTGGTGATCACCTTGGTCCGCTGTGCCCAGGCGATACCGATGGCCTGCGCGCCGCACATGTAGGACGCGCCGCAATCGACCGTGGCACCCGCCCCAACATCGGCGATCACCGGCAGTTCCGGTATCTCGCGGATGATCACGCCGTCGTAGATCAGGTCGCCAGCCGTAAACAGCGGATTATCGGACCCCCGGTTCCACGCGTACTGCAAGGCGTTGATGATCACCGGATCAAGCATCAGGTCGCGGAACACCATCGACGGACAGAACATCACAAACCACTCTTCGTCGTTGTTGATCCTGATCGGCCGGATCTTGGGCGTGGCGGTGCGCGCGATGCGCTTGGCCAGGGTGATCTGTGCGGCGGTCAGTTTGTCGGCGGTGTTGTCGATGTTGGTCAGTGACGTGGCGTAGACGCCGGTATTGTTCGACTTGGAGGCTCCGAACAGCACCCGGTCGGAATTGTTGACCAGCCAGGTGTTGCGCTGGGCCGCCGAGGCTGCCGCGTAGGTGAGTTGCACATTGCCGTCCGCAGTGATGGCACCAAAGCTGCTGATGATGTCGGCTCTGAGCTTATTGGCCGCCCAGTTCTTCAGCACCTGTCGCCCGGCCTGCAGCAGGTCGATGACGCTCTTCTGCTCGTCCCATTCAGACACCGCGACGGCGTGACGGAGCACGCTGACCACCACGTTCAGCGACCGGGCGTTGAGGATTTCCTCATTGCCCTCTAGGACCGTATTCCCAGTGACCCCGGCTCCGACCAGATTTCTGACCGTCGGGAAGACCACGGTGTCCCCTGGCTTCCTAGTCAAATCCGTTTGGAGCTGAATCATAGCATCCATTGTAGTGCCGAAATAAGGTGTGAATTGATTTTCGCGGAGATACTCCACCCAAAAATCAGACTGCCACTGTATTGGGGTTAGACCCGGTCTAGCCGGGGTAACGATCATGTCGGCCATCGCCGAGCACTCCTATAGTGGGATTGATCTTGCTCCTTTCATTTGATCGCGCCCGTTAGAGGCTCGGCGGCAGCCACTCACGCCCATTGCATCGGTCGGCGGCACCTGGGTCGGCACGTGCGCCCGGTTATCCCCGGCGGCGGGAAGGCACGGCTAGTAACGCACTGAGCCGCCAGCGCCGTTTGGCTTCTTGCGGTTTTGGATCGGGCTGAGAACGTCCTCGAGGCTCGGCTCACCGCTCCAGGCGCCTACGGTACGTCCTGCGACGCTGCGCGCGGTGGCGAGCGAGGGCTGCAGCCCGGCGGCTGGCGACACTGGTGCCGGCGCGGCCTTTGCCTCTTGCTCCCACTTCGCCCGCGCCTCGGCCTCGATCTTGGCGCGGAACGCGGCCGGATCATCGCCGACATCGCGCAGCGTGCGCTGGCGCTCCACCTCGCGGGTCAGCCAGTTGTAGGGGTGCGGCTGCGAGTACAGCTTGCTGAACAGCGTCGGGTCGGCCTCGGCCATGCCGCGGAATTCCTCGACGTACTCTGACAATTTCTGATCGCCGATTTTCTCGCGCAGCATCATCTCTGAGTTGTTCAGCCGCTCGTTGAGCAGGGCTGCCTGTTGCTGCTGCACGAGATGCTGGGCGAAGCCCCTTGGGTCCACCGCTGGGTCAGGCGGCGGCTGGTAGGTCGGCTGCGGTGTGGCTGCGGCGCGGCGCTGCGCCTCCTCCTGCTGCTTGCGGTAGGCGGCGAGTTCGCCCTCAAGGCGCGCGGCGCGCTCTTTCCAATCTTGTCTCTTGCGTCGCTCGTCCTCGTAGGCGCGGCGGGGCACAATGGGTTCACCATCGAGTGCTTGCGCTGGCTCGGTGTCGTCCTCGGACTCCGGCTTGGCCGTAGCGGCTTTTGGCTCTCCCTGCGGCTTTCCCTCGGGCTTCGGCGTAGCAGCCGCTGGCGGTGCCTCAGCGGGCGCTGGCGTGGCTGGTTCAGCGGTTGGCGCGGACGCGCTTTCGCTCGCGAGAAAGCTCTCCAACTGTTCGTTGTTAGCCATGGCAATCGTCCTGGAGGTGATGGTAAAGGGATG